CTTAATGTACTTCGGGAGCATGGCCAGCGTCTGAGAAAGTATCGTTACGCACGCATAAACGGTTGATACTCTCATAGCCGTATCGCTTGTTACGTTCTGTCCGGCCTTTGAATTTGTTCCGCCGCTCCACAATTCAGCCAAGGCAGGATCTTTAGGATGGATTGCATTTGCGCCATTCAATGAATCGCGTGATTCTCGTGCAGGAAGACTAAGAAGGCCCATTCGTCAACGCCTCCTTTTGTGCTTCAAGAAAGGAAATGCCAATAAATATCATACCGATTGTGATTAAAGCGGCGGGTGGATAGATTAAAAAAATACCGATGAAGAGAGCAACGACACCCATGGCTAAGTAAACGTTGCTCTCTTCAGGCGAAAGGAGGTATGACAGTTTTTTTAAATCCAATGTTGTTCTCCGGGCCGCTGTTCGGCGGCAAAAGGGGAACTGTTCTTTATTTGGGTATATTATGAATTAAGATTTTAGAAATAGATACGGACAAAATATGACACTTTATGACAAACGGCATTATATTATATGCCTATACTTACAAAAATAATTAAAAATAATGCTTTACATTGTATAGAAAAAGAATATATTAGAGTTAATGGTTAAGGTGAAAGGAGAAAACCTATGAAAAAGAAAAAGCCCATCACGGTCGTATTAACAGAGGAAACGCACAAGGAATTAAAAGAAATGGCAAAGAAGGAGTCACGTCCCGTTGCTCAAATGGCGCGGGTGTTAATTGAGAGGGCGGTGAAGAGATGAGCGAACATATTGGATGGCAAAACGAAAGTGGTGGTACGTTTAATGACTTAATGAAAATCATCACATCCCTTCCAGAGAAAGATTCCAATATTTTAAGGGAATTTATTAAACGCTACGATATAAAATCGCCAAAAGAATTATTATTGTTTCCAACAACAACCTACCTACAAACGAAACACGCGGGGAAATCTTTTTTATTAAACCTTAAACTATCGTTATATGAAAATGGATTCCCCTATGATTTGGATACGCCAACGTATATCAATCAAAAAATCATAGATTGCCAAATACGAAATGAAGCAAATAAAAAAATGAGATTCGAAATCCTTAAGCGTGATAACTTTACTTGCCGATATTGCGGACGTTCTCCGCGTGCAAATCAAAATGTTATTCTTGAAATAGATCATATTCATCCGCAGTCAAAAGGGGGTGTTTATGAAAAAGAAAATCTTATAACTTCTTGCCATGATTGTAATGGTGGGAAAAGTGATATACTTTTAACGAGGTTATGACAAATAACAGGAATTAAGCCGGATGGTTGTTTAATTTCCAATCTTCGGCGATCTTTTTTTTAATAATGGGATGTCCGGCTTTATTTATTTTTACCGGCAAGCCCTTGTGTTTATAATACCGGATAGCAGTCCTGTCGCTCACTTTTAAAAACGCTGATATTTCCTTCCATCCCTCTAAAATGTCATCCATGTTTTCCCCCTCAAACAGTCCTTATAACGTCCTCGCCCTTGGCGCTTCGTTCTTCGTAGCCTGAGTTTTTGCTACGCGCCTCCGGATTCATCGCCATAAGCGCCACTGTTGAGAACCCAGCCATCAATGGATCTATCTTTCCGGTCCCACTGGCGGACTTCGTGATCAAGATAGCGTTTCCTTTGGGTTCCACGCGGGCATTACCGACGCACCATGCCATCATTCGGCTGTCGTCATGAATAATCTCTTTTGCGGCAACCTTACGCTCCGTGGTTTTGATCGCACTATTCAGGCGCCACCCCTGAGAAATGCCCACTATACGCTCATGTTCAATAGCGCCGACGCCGGTATAATTCCCGTTTTCGTCCTTCTCGCCACCTTCTAACTCATCGACTATCGCCCCGATTCCCGAAGGATCAACTCCAATGCGGTCAAGCAATCCAGAGGAATCACACTTTCGCACGATGTCCCCAAACTGCTTCACGTCCTGGCCGATATCGTCAATGATGATCAGATCCCCATCTTTGGCAAAGTCGTGATACTTTGGCGCTTCTGATTTCCGGCGCTCAAGGGCGATTGCATGGCACCATGCGCGTGACCACCAATACCAGACGCCCGTTTCAGCATCCCGCCCAAGTACGGTCATGCCTAGAAGATCGTCAAGGCCGCCGCCATCGCCGCCGATTTCAATCACATCGCAGCGTTCGAACATAAATTCCAGTGTCACCTTGCCCGCAGCCGCTTCCCAGAAGTCCGCGCCTGCCCAGCGTTGGGCCTTCATGCTCGTTGCGATCTGAATATTAAGATGCTTTGCAAGGAAACTCTGCATAGATTGAGGTCCTTCAACTTCTGCCTTCTTGAATTCCCGTTTCAAAAACTCTTCGTCAACGGACGCGCCAAGATTAGGATTCGGTATATAGAAGTTTTTAGGGACAAGATGCAGTTTCTTTTCAACCATGTGCTTCGGAAACTCATGGATAATTGGAAGGAACGCCGGATCGTCAATTTTACCATCCCGAACACCGCGGGCATATTCTAATTTATCGGCATACACACCTGACGGCGCCTCGTCGCTCTGCGTTGTCAGCCAGATAACAAATCCCTCCGGACGCGCCGCAAGGCCGCCGGTTACTTCAGTAAAAATGTTCGTTGCCGCCGGCCTCTTTCCAAACAACCACAACTCTTCCACCAGAATTCCGACGCCCTTCAATCCGCCGACTGTATCGCTTTCAGCCGCAATGATCTTAAGCGTGGCCCCTGCGTTCCGGTGCGTGATCTGCCGGTAATGCTCTTGTGGATACATAAGATCAGAAAGCTCTTCGTCGGAGCTGATCATACCACAAGATGGCTTGAATGAGTTGCCCGCGACTTCCACCGTAGGGGCAATAATGAAAAATTCCGCCGATTCGCGCCAATTCAGGATAAGGGCAGTAAGCATGATTCCGGCGGCCATTCCTGATTTATCGTTTTTCTTGGCAACCATAACAAAAAATTCACGAATAAGGCGTCGCCCTGTTTCCGGATCACATGAACCAAAAATATGAGACACAAGATCAAACTGCCATTGACTTCCAACCTGTCCATATGTCGGGCATCCTGGGACGTCCCTCAGGTGAAGTTCTTTAAAAACCGCAAGCCCTCGCTCGGCCTCAGCCGGGAAAAGCGGAGGGAAGGTGATTAGGGACTCACGCGCCACAATGCGGCGCTCCCAGTCCAAACATTTTGTTGACCATTCAACCATTCGATTTCACCAATGCCAAAGGCGGTTTTCCGCTTTGGAAACGCCCAGCCCCGGCCTGTTTCGCCTTATCTGCATCGACTTCTTTTTTACCCTTGCCCTTCTTTTCACCATCATTCCGGAAAACAATTTCAGCCGCCCGGATGCGAAGAGCAATTTCAACACTCGCATCGTTCCACACGCCACGCAAAAACTCAGAAGCGTCAATGTCCTTTTTGTCAAGATCGGGTTTTTCATCCTCTTTCATTTCCGATTCCAGCTCCGCGCCGATATTATCCATGAGCCGCTTTTCGGCGATGGATAGTTTTTCATTCTTACTGATCCGCAAAAGGAATTCCTGATACATCCGGGCCTTTGCCTTAGTCCCGAGCGAAAGCAATTCCTTGATTTTTGTCTTATCACTCTTGCCTGGTGCCTTTTTTGTGCTTTTACTGCCCTTTCTGGGTTTGCTGTCTTTTGCGCCCTTTGGCCTTCCTGTACCCGGTCTATATCCGCCTCTGCTCATATCTCACCTCGTTTTTAGCTGTTTTTGTTCATTTTATCGTTTATTTTCACATCCAACCTATTAAAATCATTACAATTCTAAAATACTTGAAAATATCTTATAATAATGCTTGACAACCTAAGCGATTGGGATTATATTGCAATCAATAAATAAATAAACAGGAGGAACAAAACATGAAGATCACCGTAAAAAAAGCAATGAGGGAAGAAAAAACAAGAAGCAAAGCCGCCGCAGCCCTCGGGCGCAAGGGTGGATCGTCTAAATCCGATGCCAAGCAAAAATCCAGCCGTGAAAATGGGAAGCTGGGGGGAAGGCCAAGGGGTATTCCCGCAATCCAGAAAAAGCGCGGTGACGAACCGTGGACATACATAAGCAG